GCCTGGTAGATCGAGTTGAACATAAATTATGGAAAATAACCAAATTACTAAAGGTTATTTTCAATAAGTTCAACTGTCATCCTGATTCCGTGCCAATTCTTTTATTAGTGGTTGGCGAATTCAAACGTCTTTTCCTCTCTCGGGGTCTAAAGTGAACATTAGCCTATATTAAAGAAACTAGGCTATGTGTCACAAGATACCTGAGTGGGGAGCCACTATTACAGTGCAGTTATGTTAGTATTACTCAGACTGGTTGACCAAGATGGTTAAGCGGTACGGTTAATCCTTTATCTTTATCTAAAGATAAAAGGCTAATTCGTTCGTTATTAACAGTCTTATCAATAAGTCGAGCATTTAACACACCTCCTGTTTTAGATACTGAATCAATTGTAACACCAAGTAAAGCAAATCTTGATAAAATATCAACATTTGAGTTACGTGTTGCTGCGAAAAGATTAGGTATACGGCCCGTTGAACATAGATTCTCAGAGTTTCATCTATCAACAAAATCGGGTCCTAATGACCAAGCTATATTATCCGCTCTTTATGAGTCTACCTTAATTCCAACCTCCTTACGGAGATCCCTAACAGTGTTAGGCGGGGAACAGCTAGCTATAAAGATGGATATGTTAGACAAGGCCAATAAGGATTTCGAACTTGTTGATTGATTTTACTCTGAATGACCTATGAAACGGAAGAAAGGGAGAATTCGTTCTTTATCATATTTCCCGGATAAGGAGGGTAAAACTAGAGTGATAGCAATCTTGGACTATTGGTCACAAACAGCCCTTAAGACTTTTCACAATCAAGTAAACAGATTGTTGTCAAGAATTAAGACTGATTGTACCTTTAATCAAAATCACTTCCTCAAAGTTCTCCCTACCGGACCATACCATAGCTTAGACCTTAAGTCCGCAACAGATAGAATGCCGCTTTCTTTCCAAAAGAAAGTGGTAACTTATCTGTTAGGAACCAAGTTTAAAGCTGATGCATGATCCGATATCCTTGTTGGGTATGGGTACCAGACTGAAACCGGCTCGTATGTCTACGGGGCCGGTCAGCCAATGGGTGCCTATACGTCCTGACCCGTGATGGCATTAACCCACCACGTCATAGTCCAAATAGCATCTCTAAGAGCTGGGTTAAACCAGTTCTGAGATTATGCTTTATTGGGTGACGATGTGGTTATTGCCAACACTGCGGTAGCTGAGGAATACAAGAAGATTTTAATCGATCTAGATATGCCAATCAGTTTATCAAAGAC